AACAAATGTTTAATGACTTAAAAATAGAATTAAAAAATATGTATAGATGGTCATATAATAGTGCATCCGAAGGAGAACTTTTTAATGATATAAAAGAAACAATAACATCGTTTTTAGGTTCAGAGGGTGATTGGGATGAGATTAAAAAAGGTGATAAAATCAATCACATATTAAAGTTTGATGTTACGAGTATATTTTACCAATATTTAAAACTGTATGTTGAGTCCACTGGTAAATTTCCTGGTGATAACGCAAACTATTTTTTAGAAGTTTTAGATGAGGTTTTAATTGAACAAGGTGACGAATTGAGAGGACCGAATATTGATAATTTTTATCCTGACAGTAGAAGGGTAAAAGAGGATATGACAGAAAATGTAATTTCTAATTTATAATGAAAGTAATAATTAATAATAGACAACATTTACTTTTGGTTGAGGATAATCAAAGATGGGATAAATTTATTCAGTATTTTACTGACAATACCGTTAATAAAAATAGTGAAGAATGGCTTAATGATTTTTTTAACACTTTTAGTTTAAATAAAGATACATTATTAAATAACGAATCACTTTATGACATTTTTTTAGATTTTTTTAGAAAAAATGTATATGAAAAAAGTAACAATCTTATGAAATATGGTAATAAGATTGTGGAGATATTTGATTTAATTAGTGAAAGGGAATCTAAAAAAATTTTAAATAGTAAAAATACACCATTAGAAAAAATAAAACAACTGATTTTATTAGAGAAAAAATTCCCATGGAGATATGAGAATGTTACCTTAAAAGAAGTAATAGATGGATTATTATATGATGTAGTAAAATATCTTTTTGATAATTATGACCCTATTGTGGCAATAAAACAACTATCTATAGTAAAAGATAAGTTAGGTTCAGGTAGGGTTAAGGGTATTTTACCCATAGTTAATGATTTTGCAATTGAAAACGGTATTACACTAATACCAAAACATAAAGGGATTACATTCCAAAAAGGGGATGAATCGAGAATTAGGGATTTAATAAATTACATTAAAGATGTGACAATCTCACCTAAAAAAACTAAAAGAGGCTTTTTAAATCACATTGGACAAACTGAAGGTGGTGGACAACTTTCAACTTTTTGGAGTGCAGCCAATCAATCTGGTATCATACAAAAAGTGGGGGGTGGTAATAATATTACATATGAATTAGGTCCAAACTACAAAGACTGGGAAGAAGGTAAGGTAGTAGCGTTTTAAATTAAAAATATATGAATAGAGGAGAACAACTAAAAATATTTGCACGTTGTCTTGGTGAACCAATATATGCAATCGAAACTTTTTTAAAGACATTCGATTTAACTCAAGAAGGTATGGTACCTTTTAAATTGTTTCATAAACAAAAAGAAATAATAAAATCTTACGAAAAATATAATCGTAATTTAGTAACTAAACCAAGACAGGCGGGTGTATCAACTACCACCGCAGCCTATATCGCAGTTAAAACTGCGTTTGGTGATCCAGAAAACCCACATAAGGTACTAATATTAGCCAACAAACAAACATTAGCACAAGAGTTCTTAAAAAAGATAAAGGAATTTCTAGATCAAATACCTTATTGGGTATGGGGATTGGATGAAGGTACTGATTATTTAGAAATTAATTCTAAGGGACATTTAAAATTAAAATCTAATGGTTGTGAAATTAGGGCGTTAGCAACATCTAAAGATGCTTTGAGGGGTTTTACTCCAACATTCTTAGTTATGGATGAGGCAGCCTTTATCGATAACGGTGCAGATGTGTTTGGGGCTGCGTTAGCATCTTTAGGTACAGGTGGTAAGATTGCGCTAATATCTACACCAAATGGTATGGATCCACTTTATTATAAAACTTATGATGGTGCCAAAAATAAAGAAAACAATTTCAACGTAGTTGAAATGAAGTGGTATCAGGATGTTAGATACAACAGAGGGTTATATTGGGTTAGAGGTGAAAATGAAAAGATAGAGTGTAAAACTTTAAATAGGACTAAGTTAAGGTGGGAATATTTGGATAAAATTTATGAAACCGATGAATCTACCATAGAATATTATGAGGTTATGGTGAAAGAAGGGTGGAAACCTTTATCCCCTTGGTACGAAGAGATGGCGGCAGATATGGGTGACGCAAAAAAGATTGCACAAGAACTTGATGTATCATTTATCGGTTCAGGGGGTAACGTTATAGATGATGAATTTATTTCATATCATGAGGAAAATTTTGTTAAAGATCCCGAATTCTCTGCAGAATTAGAAAAGGCTATGTGGATATGGAAAAAACCTGAGGTAGGGCATAAATATATTATGGGTGTAGACGTTAGTAGAGGTGACGGTAAAGATAGTTCCACAATAGTTATTTTAGATTTCGAAAATTTAGAACAAGTTGCAGAATTTAAATATAAACTACCACCAGATATGTTGGCAGAGGTGGTTTATAAATATGGTAATATGTATAGTGCCTATACAATAGTAGATATCACAGGTGGTATGGGTGTTGCAACGGTATTAAAACTCTTAGAAATGGAATATAAGTTTTTACACTATGATGACCCTAAAAGTAGAAAATTGTCAGAAAAGTACGCTAAAACAAAATATACTGAGGGTGATAAAGTTCCAGGATTTAATGTGGGTAATACTAGATTACAATTAGTTTCTGAATTTGAGGAACATATTAGAGAGAATAAAACAATAATACGATCACATCGTTTAATTTCTGAATTGAGGACTTTTGTCTATAAGAATGGTAGACCCGATCATATGGAGGGTTATCATGATGATATTATAATGGCTTACGCTATGTGTATTTTTATAGTACAAACATCATTCAAAAAATTAGAGATGGTTGAGAAACAAACTAAGGCTATGTTAGATAGTTGGGTTAACGTTTCAACTAAATCAACTGCTCCGTTATTGGAAGACCAAAAATACACAAATCCATTTTATACTAACACACCAACCTATCATCCTAAACAAGGGGTTAATGGTAATAATGACAATGGTGAATACAACTGGTTGTTTGGTATAAGATAGTATTTAGTTTTTTTTGATATTTATTATAATAGTAATAAAGTATAAAGATAAAAAATGGCTAGAAAAACGATATTCCAACAGTTAAATGACTTATTCGGTCCAGAGGTAAAAAGGGCTCAAAATAAGTCTAGATATTCTATAAATGATAAAGAACTCCTTAAAACTAAATCTAAAGAGGATTTTGAATTTGAGAAACTTAAAAGACAACAAGACGCCTATTTGTCAAATATGTGGCAAAAGGTTGATAATGAAATATATCAACATTCCATTTATTACGAAACAACAAGATTAGCATCTTATGCCGATTTTGAAGGTATGGAATTTTTCCCTGAAATCGCAGCCGCATTAGATATAATGATGGAGGAATCCACAACTTTAAATTCAGAAAATAAAGTTATTAATATTTTTTCTGAGAGTAGAAGAGTTAGGAGGATTTTAGAAGATTTATTCTTCAATAGATTAGATATTCATACCTCATTACCAATGTGGACAAGAAACACTTGTAAATATGGTGATAATTTTTTATTCTTAAATATTGATAGTGATGAGGGTATAACAGGTGTTAAACAACTACCTAACATTGAGATTAGTAGGAAAGAAAATGAGGGGTTTGGTGATAGTTCTAATGTTACTGATACAGATAAGTTTAATCCAGTTACATTTATTTGGGGTCAGAGAGACATAGAATTTAATGCTTGGCAAATTGCCCATTTTAGATTGTTAGGTGATGATAGAAGATTACCTTATGGAACATCTATGTTAGAAAAGGCTAGAAGAATATGGAAACAACTATTATTATCTGAAGATGCGATGTTAATATATAGAGTAACTAGGGCACCAGAAAGAAGAATATTCAAAATATATGTTGGTAATATTGACGAAAAAGATGTGCCCGCATATGTCAATAAAATTGCGGATAACTTTAAAAGGAGTCCAGTAATTGATCAAAAAACAGGTCAGATAGATACTAGATATAATCAAATGGCACAAGATCAGGATTACTTCATTCCCGTTAGAGATCCAAACGCACCGAGTCCAATAGATACATTGGCGGGTGCGACAAACCTATCTGAGATTGCAGATATCCAATATCTTCAAAAAAAGTTATTCACTGCACTTAGAGTACCTAAACCATTCTTAGGTTTTGAGGAAGCAAACGGTGATGGTAAAAATTTGGCATTACAAGATATTAGATTTGCTAGAACCATAAATAGGATTCAACAGTCAATGATACAAGAACTTAATAAGATTGCAATTATACATTTATATATTTTAGGTTTAGAAGATGAATTAGAAAATTTCACACTTTCACTTAATAATCCATCTACACAGGCTGAGATGTTGAAGGTTGAACAAACTCAGTTAAAAGTAACATTGTATAAGGATTCTGTCGCAGACGCTGGTAATGGGTTTGGGGCAATGTCTATGACTAGAGCCAAAAAAGAAATATTGGGTATGTCTGAGGAAGAGATAAGAAACGACTTAGAACAACAAAGATTAGAAAAAGCGGCAGCGGCAGAAATGGAACAAACTGCGGAAGTTATTAAGAAAACAGGTTTATTTGATAGAGTCGATAAATTATATGGTGACTTTGACGCATTATTATCAGGTGCAGGTGAAGCCGAAGCAGGTGCAGGTGGTGACGCAGGTGCGGCTGGTGGAGATATGGGTGGTGGTGCAGATATGGCTGCAGGTGCTGAACCAGCGGCAGAACCAGCGGCAGAACCAGCAACCACAGAATCTTTTAGAAAGGATGGTACTTTATTAACTGAGGAAAAAAGGAGAAAATATGAAGAGAAAACTAAAAGATATCAAGGAATTTATTTAAGAAGACTTACTGAAAGTTTACAGAATAATGAACACGTATATAATTTAGATTCAGTTGAGAAGGATACCGATGTGTTAAATTCTAAGATTAGTGAAATGACTAAAGAAATAGATAAATTAACTAAATAAGTTTTTTTATAAAAGTTTAATATTTATTATATAAAACTAACACATGAAAAATTTTGGTAATATAAAGGACACTTTTAAACA